AAAACAGTTGATCGTGATTATTTGTAATGAAACAACTACTTGAACAACTTTTGAAAGATGCCCAAAAAATCAGGGAAAGCAGTATTGACTTTCCAAGAGAAGATCTAGATCCTGATGTTTGGGAAAAAGAAAACGATACTTATGTTATTCGTCCGGTCGTAAAGCAAAAAATTCAAAGCCTTATAGCGAAGTATCCTGAAGAGGATTTAATAGATATGGCTGCTGCTGGTGAATCCGGAGGTGCAACGATTCATATAGTTGGTTCAATAGGAACAAATCAATATCTTGATGATTGTGATATTGATGTTCATATTGTTTTATCGGAGGATTCTAAGTTTTATGGAGATGAGGAATTTCAAAAGAGGGTCAGAGAATGGTTTAATGAACATAGAGATGAGCTTGGCGGATACATAGGTCAACATCCGATTGAAGTTTATCTACAATTTGACCTGGCCCAAGATTTGATGAGTGATAGTTGTTATGATCTTCTAGCAGATAAGTGGATTGTTGGTCCAAAGATTGTTCCTTTGGATTATGATCCGTATGAAGATTTTTCTCATATAGCAGATGATATTAGAGATGCAGTACAGAATGCTGATATTCTTTTTGGAGAACTTAAGAGAGATATAATTGATTATGATGTTATTAAGTCTGCAATGGAAAAGATGCCGAAGGAAGCAAAGGAGCACCTTTTGAGTAAGCTCAGAGATAAGTTGAATGAACTAGAGGACGATATTAGGGCTCTTTACAAGAAAAGGAAAGAATGGATTGATATGAGGCATACAGCTTCCAAGCCGGCCACACCCGAACAAGCTCTGAAAGATGTTGAATTGGCGAAGAAGTGGCGTGATACAAATGCATTGTTTAAGTTTATAAATCGATACAAATATCTGCGGACAATTAGTGATCTTGAGAAATTGCTGCAGGATGATAAAATTTCGCCAGAAGAAGTAGAAATTATTAAGAAGATTATGAAGGTGTAGTAATGTCCCGGATGCTCCCACAAGAGAGTGTTGATGTTCTAAGAGATTTTGTGAATGTCTCTTTAGATAATTATGGGATTGATTGCACTCTTTATATCCCAACAAATAGCAATGATATTGAAAAGTATGATGTATTCGTTAAGCCAAGTGATTATACTTATGCGCAATATACAGCTAAGGTGTTTATAGATTGGAGTCCTACAATTTGGACGTTGAAAAAATACGGGCTGTTTGTTGAAGATCAAACTCCAATCCTGGCTTATATGGGAAATAAAGCGATTGATCAAGATGGTGATGAAACGACAGTCAATATTATTATTGGGAGCTATATTAGAATAAATCCGCAATTTGTTTCAAATAATTATAAAGATATTGAAGAGTATGAAATAGTTAATATTGGAACGCCAAAAATTCATGACGCTGTTATTGTGCAAGTTTATAGTTTGGCTCCAAGAAGGGTACAAGTATAGGAGGAACGTAATGAGAGTTAAAAAGTTACGAAACATTTCAAATGAAAGAGTTGTACTTAAATTTAACGACGGAATTGAGATTTCGCTTCCTTCCGGATCCGAAGTTTACAATGTCAGCGTGCTTGATTCTTCACTAGATGAGGTGAGGGACAAAGTTGCAGTAGTTGCTGATTTAGGTGAAATAAATGAACATAGTAATACGCAAAAGCTTTTTGACTGAAGCAGAATTGTATAGGTTTCTTGGAGCCGCACTTGCTGCTTCAAAGTTATTTAAAGATTATGTTGAAATACTTCTTGTGTTGGAAGGTACTGGTCCTGAGTTTTATGCCGAAAGCTGGATGAGAGCAAATTTGCACACAGCCGATGAGTCATATAAGAATTTAGTTATGGAGTTTTTCTTGAAGATGTTAGAAGAATTGAGTAAGGGCGAAGATGGCGAGCAGTAGTTTTACAAAAACTATTGATAATACTTTGAAGACCCTCTTGTATCAAAGATTTGCAAGTATTCTTGGAATTGATACGCAGAGCAGTTCACAAGAAGAAAATATTAATAAAGGGATTGTTCAGATTCCGAAAGAGATTGCACTGAGGGCGATAGCAGAGAAGCGCGGCGCAAATTTTCTGGAGTTTATAAACTTCTGGAGAGTCGGTACGGGCCCAAGCTGGAACAGACAAAGAACTGTTGTTGCCCGCAGAGGTTTGTGGATGAGCGAATCTGATGATAAAGTAACGACTATTCATGTTAAGGGGCAACCAGTTGATCTGAATTATAATGTTTGGTTTTGGAGCAAAGATCTTGATAAGGTTTATCAGGTTATCGAGGAGTACATCTTCTGGCAGCAGAATAATCCTAAAATAACAATTTTGTATGATGATAAGTGGGAGCTTACACCTGATCTTCATTTTGGAGAGATTGTTGATGAATCGACCGTTCCTGAGCAGTATGAACGGGGGCTGATATTTGTTTATAAGATGCCTATCAAGATTGATGGGTGGGTGTTAAAAGGCCTTAGTTTCAAGACGATTACTAAAGTTATTCTTAAGGTGTATGATAAAGATGATGTTACTAGTTATTCAGAGATTGTCGTAGAGGATTCAGACCAGAACAAGGAGCTTGAGGCAGCTTTGAGAATGTTTAGTAGAGCTCTATATGCTATCTACTCTGTTGATCTTAGTAATAATAGTGTTACTCTTCCAGATGATCGCAGCAGTGATTTTAGTATTGGTGATGAAGTTTTTATAGAAAATTCAACTTCAAATAACGGGGTGTATACTGTTTCAAATGTTGCTCTTTCAGAAGGAAGAACCGTTCTTACACTAGTAGAAAGTTTAGAAAGTGATTCGGGTGCATTTGGAAATCTTTATAAGAGAGGCGAGTAATGTACGTTGATTTGTATACTATGCTCTGTAAAGCAGATCGAGGGCCTTTGTTGAATGAAACTTTGACGAAAGCTGAGGCAGATAGAATGCGGGAAGAGCTTGCAACGCCTGAAATTCTTCCTTGTCCATTTGATGTCTCAATCCCGGGATGGCTTGCTCGGATTAAGCTGTGGGGGGAGGTTATGATTTACCACAAAGATCCAGAAAACTTTCGGGGCAAAAGGAAAGTTACTAAGAAACAATTTATAGATCGATTGTTACAAGATGATTTGAATAAGATGCTTGGAAAGTGGAGTATTAAGAAAAATGGCTTGACGAAGTGTACTTTTTACAGAGATTATATTGATAAGAAGGGTCGTCGCCGCACAGAGAAGTTTATTATTAAGGTGAAGCTCAGGCCAGAATTGCGGTAGGCCTGGTTATTAACGTATAAGCGTGTTTATTGGTGAGATCATAGAGATATAAATTTGTATAAAGAGTTAATAGGAGGTCAAAATGAGCATATATTTGTCGCCAGGTGTTTATGTCCAAGAGAAAGACATTTCTGACATCGTTCCAAACATTGCAAGCTCTTCAGCTGCTCTTGTTGGGTACTCTGCAAAAGGAAGTGTTGATGATATTATCCTGGTCACGAGCGATCAACAGTTTATTGATGAGTACGGTGAGCCCGATTCTTCTACAGGGCACTATTTTCATTACGCTGCCCTTGCGTATTTGAAGAAGGGAAACACACTGTATTGCTTGAGAGTAGTGAATGGGGCTCTGTATGCTGGAGCGAATATCATGCAGAGCGCTTCCCAAGAGAGCAATGCTGCGCTCTCAGTTGGAACATCTTCAGCAGCATTTAACGCCCCCTCTGGTTATGAATCTGATATTTGTTTCCAGATATTTGGGGCCAATCCAGGTGTATGGAATAACAAGATTGGTATCAAGATCAGTGACGTAAAGGATGGTTCTGACCCTGTATCTACGAATCAATACACCTTTAAAATTTCTGTTTATTATCAGAATGATGATGGAGATTATGAACTAGTTGAATCATGGACGGTGTCGCGCAAGAAGAAGGTTGATGGTAATGGACGGCAGCTGTATCTTGAGGATAAAATAAATGGAGTTAGTCGGTATATCAGGGTGGCCGACAGTGACCTTGCCGATACATATCTGCCAAAAACACAAAGTACGCGTCTTGACCTAGCCGGGGGCAGCGATGGTAGTGATATTTCGGCATCTGATTTAGTATCGGGCTGGGACGAGTTCGCGAATCCTGATGATATTGATGTTCGAATTCTTATCAACGGTGGAGAAACAGATACAGCTGTTCAATCTAAGATGAAAACTGTTGCTGAATCTAGAGCAGATTGTATTGCCATACTTGATATGCCCTACACATCGTTGAATTCAGTTGTTGATATGGTAAACTTCCG